AACTACGTGATTTGAATATTGGCGGGGACTATGACGAAACAGATTACACACTTTCTTGGGTCCCGTTTAATGCCCGCCTTGTATTAAATCTTGAGGAGGCTACGACTCTGTATCTCAATCCTCAACCTAACACAGATACAATAACTAGCAATTACACCAACGGAAACAATACCAACATTGTCAGGAGTGACAATAACAGCGAAAGTCACTGTTCCCCCTGCGGCAAGAGTTCCCGCCCCCCAAGAGATGTTAGCACCAGTTTCAGTGGTTATAATGGCGTTGCCGTCACTTCCGGGGAGTCTAGCTTCAATCACTAGAGTAGTTGTAGTAAACGAAGAAAGAATAACTTCAGTGTTGCCCGTAAGATTAGAACTGTAAGTAGTCCCCGAAGTTCCCGTGTCACCAATCGCCTCAGAGAGATTTTCAATGGCTTCGGTATTGCTTGCTCCAAGCGCCACGAGCCAAGGGGTCCCGACAAGACCTGTCGGGGTTCCCGTATCTACTGCACCCGAAGTGAACTTGTAGTACATGCTGCCCATACGAACAACATCGTTATCAACAATCGCCCCAGCGGCTGTCAGTGTTCCAACGGCATAGTTGTTATCAGTGTAATACCACAACCCACTGCCGTCTGCTATAAAGAGGGTGGTGTCTGTTGCTGCCATGCTAACGGCACCAGTCTCTCCCCCGAGGGTTCCGATTGCAGTGACGCTTTCATCTAAAGCCGCGATACGATAAAGGGTGTCCGCAGAAACGACAAACAGATCACCGAGAAAGGCTCCGGGTTGAGAATATATACCACCAACACGGATCGGCCCGGTCCCGACAGTAAGCCACTTACGAAGAGCGGGACGACTTAAAAGAGCGACTTGGTCTTCTAGGTTAGTCGGGTCTTGTTCGTAAAACCTATTCGACAGTTGAACATCAGGCGTTCCTGCAACAGACCGCGAAAGGTCGCTAGGGCCCAATTGGATACGGGTGTTGGTCTCCGTTACCATCCGCCGCGTCCGAATTCTGTTCCGTCAGAAGTGGTTCTACGATCTTGACCAAGAACACCGACGTACTCGGGGTAAGTCTCGGCCCTGTTACGATACCTCGCTCGAATATTCCTTCTTCCTCGTTTAAAGACTTCAAGAGTTTCTTGAGAAGTTGCGGCAGAATTACGAGAGTTAAGACGAATAGCTAGGGCAGATATAAAATAATCATCAAAGTCAGAAGGAAGCGGCATAGAATCAGTAGTTATTAAAGGAAGAATTCTAACCCAATTTCCTGTATCGCCGCGATACAACCACTCACGAGCCTCGTCATCCGTGCTCAAAGTCAAAGTAGCGGCGTCTTCAATTTTCCTACCGTTAGCGTTGATAATGAGATTATATGTCGCTAAATTACCAGCAGCGTCTGTGAAAGCAACACGTTGTCCTGTGTAAGGTTGAGGATTGAGATACAGAGTCGTAGCCTCCTCAAGATTTAATACAAGGCGGGCATTAAACGGGACCCAAGAAAGTGTGTAATCTGTTTCGTCATAGTCCCCGCCAATATTCAAATCACGTAGTTCATCACCTATTTCATTGCCGACTGAAGACAGAACTATATTATTCAGAAGGCCAAGGGCCTCTGATTGTTCGGCAGCAGTCGGAGACACACCAATCGTAGTAATATTGGTCTCTCTGTAAGCTTGGGTAATGATACTAGAAACTAAAGTCAATTACATTCTCCAATTTGATGGTCTGTATTGTCTGTGTCCAGTTTCAAAGTAACCACCCCTTCTGGAGGCAGAAGCTCTTCCCAAAGAGCCTGCGACAGTTGACCCGGAACTAGTTAAAATACCTGTTGACGTGTGAACTACATTGTGTGCCGCTGTCCCTGCGACAGTTGACCCCGATCCAGTTAAAACACCACTGGTATCGTGTGTTGCAGTTCCGGCGGGATGATCCGCAGAACCAACAACGGCAGAGCCTTGGCCAACTAGAACACCCGAGGTATCGAAAACACTGAATCTTGCTGCTGAACCAGCAACCGAAGAACTTTGTCCGGCTAACACCCCGTCAGTTGCGTGTGTTACGGCCCCAGCAGAACGAGCAGCAGAACCAACAATGACCGTTCCTTGGCCCGATAAGTCTCCTGTACCCGCATGTTGCCGCGTTCTTGCGGCGGAACCGGCAATCGTCGAGTCCGGGCCTACTAGAATTCCCGTTGACGTGTGAAGTGCAACATGCGCCGCAGAACCAACAACCGTCGCCGCCGACCCCGCCAGAACTCCGGTTGACGTGTGGATCGCAATGTGTGCCGCCGAACCAACAACGGTAGAACCTTGGCCGGTTAGCGCACCACTCGTCGAATGAGCGGGTGGAGCTAGTGGTCTTAACGCCAGCGTGAACGCCGACCAAGTATCTCCGGCACCGCCAGCTACATTGCCGGTCCATACCGCTGGATCGAATGCACCCGATGACCAGTCGGTCTTGATCCCTGTCCCAACAACAATATCAGTCGTGTCAGCCTGAGCAGCCGAACGAAAGTGGTTGGTGGTCGCCGACAAGTCGCCCGGATTGGTAAGCACCGACGCAGTGGTGGTTGCCGCCGCCCCTAGGGCTACAATCCACGCCCCTGCGGTTGTAGGTGTTATCGCTCCGGGGTTGGGTCGTGCTGCTGCGGTAGCACTCGCTTGGACCCTCGCAACATCAAAAGGGGTGGAGGTATCCACACCCCGAAAGACAAAGATGGTTCCGCCCATCGCCGCTTGAGAGTGCCCGGAGGCTGGAACCAAGACTTGCGTATCTGCCGCAAGTATAAAGTTCCACCAAAGGCAATGATTTGTCCCCAGCGTGGGGGAGATAAAAACTTCAATATCTTCGGTGTAGTCAGTCGGCGGTGTGTAGTTAAGATCGGCGGTGTAGCCAGTTGCGTAATTGATTATCGCAAAGTCGTTATCTGCCCAAGTAGGCTGCACACCCGCTGCATCACGCAACCCCGACAGCGCAACAGTTGTCGTACCGCTAGCGGCTCCTGCCGCCTGAAATGTTAACGAGCCAACAAAGGTAATCGCCATTGCTTACCTCCGTTGATTATTTAAAATTAGGCGCTCAAAGCCGTATAGGTCAGCGACGAGCAGGACACGGTATCGCCAGCAGCCACCGTCAATCCGTTGGTCATGTTGATGTCGGAGCCAGAGGCCGCGACTGCACAGTGAATTACAAGCACCGCACCCGACGTTTGTAGCGAGGCGGTGGCGACCGCTGAAGCATTGCCTGCCGCGTTGGTATCGCTGGTAATCGCGTTGGCTGTCGCTGTGCCTGTGGCTGAAGCGCCAAACGCTGTCGCTGAAAGAGGGAGTGAGGCCACGATAGCTCCCGGTGCAGCGACAGTTCCAGTAAGTCGAAACTTAAGAAAACCGGAAGCGCCGATCAACGCCGTAACGGCATCAGTCGCCGCGTTTCTAGCTGCCGTTGTATGAGTAACTGCCACTATTTATCCTTTCCATTTGAAGAGTCTTCAGTTGGTAACTCAATGTCATCTAAGTTACCAACCAATTCATAAGTTTCAATCTTGCCGGTTTTAGCTCGCTTAATCTCGATGGTCATTCGTAATTCTCCGGGCGCACCCGCAAGTTTATTCACGTCTCTCTCCCTTTCAAAAAGTAATGAGGAGGGACCGAAACCCCTCCCCAAGTATTACTTAAGCACCATTCAAACGAACAATCCGACGACGATCACGGACGTTAGCCGTAAGTGCGACATCAAATCGAACTTGGTGTTTTCCAGTCTCAAACGTACTATCCTGCCACATTCTGACAGACAGCGGGACCTTTGTAAGCGACATGCGCTTCGCAGTTCCCGTAGCTGGCATAATAAGATCGGCGGTGTTAACTACAACCGCCTGCTTCTGGATAATAGCCCGAGGCTTGTAAGCCGTGCTAGCCGTACCGCGCCAAGTAACAGCGCCCGCCGGAACGACGGAAACCGTAGCGTGGGCGGTGTTAGCACCACCATTCGGGATAATCATTGCCGGGAAGTAACGCAGCGCAGCAAGAGCACCAGCACCATCCGCAGTCCAGTCGCCGATTACTCGGAACTGCTGCAAATGAGTCTGAGCCGCCTGAAGCCGGTTGTCGTAAGCATAGACACCCGCGATGGTAAAGATTTCACCATCCTTGACCGTTCCACCAATACCCAAACCAGCAAGAGCTATAGTCGAACTCAAATACTGACCCGCAGTACCGGAGACAGCAACAGCGGAGTAGTTAACATTCTGGTTAGCTACCGCAGTGCCGTTAGTACGAGTGCCCGGCGTGATGTTGGCAAGCTGCTGAGTGAACATTGTCGGAACCCCGGCAATCTCACCCACAAAGCCATTACGGAAGGTTTGAGTGCTCAAACCATCTGTCGCAGCATAGGCTACAACAGTCGTTCCGAGAGCTTGCTTGTCATCATACGACAGAACCATTCGTAGGTCGGAGTCATCGACACCCTCCTTCTTCAGTCGCGTGTAGCCGTTGAGAACATCTGCGTAGGTGGCGACGTTGTTACCCGCCGTACCTACTTCGTTGTTCGCAGCCTTGGTGGCAAAGCCGAGGATGTACGCGTCAATTTGTTCCGCGAGATTGGTCGCAGCATTTGTAAGAGCAACGCTCTCACGGGCCGCACCGATGTCACGAATCTTGACGAAATCGTCCCAACCCATACTGGCACCGAATACGTCCTGAACGACGAACTGCTCGGAACCGAACACGCTGTCCTGCACACCAGCGGTGAGATCAGCCACACCAGAGGTAGTACGAGTAACATTGTAACGGGGACCAACCTGCTCGGAGACCTTCAGACCATTACGGTCAGACATCTCTCCACTGTATTGATTCCACGATACGAGGTCCTTGGCAAGCAGGTTATTCTGAAATACCGCCGCGAAGGAATTTAGCACCAGCTTCTGCTGGTCTACAGTAATTGTTGCCATGTTTATCCCTTTCTAAGATAAGCCGTTGCTCTTTCGAGCATGGCAGGATCATCAGCAAATTGTCCAATACCAAGATTACATTTATGACAAAGAATACCCCTAACTTTTTGAGTATCATGACAATGATCGACATGAACATGCTTAAGATTAAGAGTATTCAAATCAACAGAACAAATAGCACATTTATGTTCTTGTTGTACAAGAAGATTTTTATACTCAGAAAGCGTCATATTGTATTTCTTAATAAGCTTTCTTTCTTTAACATTCTCTTTATTGTTTTGATACCATATATGTTGTAATTCACGACGCCTTACTATAGAATTAGAGGGGCGTCGATAATCACGCATATACGCTACTCGTGCTTCACTTGGCATTTTTAATTTACCGGCTATCCTTTCAATTGTTTAACCTTCGCAGAGAACGAAACGACTATCGTTTCTTGTAAAATTCTTTCTCGAAGGCATCTAGGTTATCGGTATCCGCTCGGACAGCAAATTTGCCGCCTTGGCCCTTCGTCCTGCTTTCAGGAGGATCGGGGGCATTAGATACCTTTGTCGGGTTGTCGCTTTTTATCTCTTGCTTGGGCGGGAGTACGAACTTAGCTTCTAAGCGTCCAATAGCAAGAGTTGCGGCAGCCGGTCCAGATGCAACGATTTTCCGGGCCTCGCCGATATTCTGAGAAAGATAATCCATAATCTCAGGGCCGAATTCACTAGACATTACTGTGCTAGCGAGATATTCTCCGTAAACAGGCTCAATATCGACAAAGACATCAACCATATCCTTGAGATGTTCGCGGATATCTGGTAACGACTCTTCAGCTTTATCAAGCTTAACAATCCAAGCGTCTGCGAGTTCCTTGCGGCTCGTCTCAATCGCTTGTTCTCTAGCCTCCTTAGCCATCTCTTCCTTGGCTTTCTTATTCTCCTCGTTAATCGTAAACCTTGTGAGGTCGCGGATATACTTGGGATCAAATTCACCTAGTTCATAAAGCGGTTCACCATCTTCATCCTTCGTATCGGGATGAGGTGCGTCGGCAGGAAGTTGTTCACGAAGACCTTTCGGCTCTTCTTTTGGAGTACTTTTCTCCACAGCAGCCTTGAGACTCTCGAATTCCCTACGAATAGCGTCACGCTCTCGTTGGGCCTCTCGCTTCTCGGCTGTTAGTTCGTTGATACGTTCTTTGGCGGTGTTGCGTTTCGGCTTAGGCTCTGGTTCCTCTTCAAGAGGTTCCTCTTCCTTTTCCTCTTCTTCATCATCGTCATTTGCGGAGGTATCGTTTTCATCGTCCCCGGTATCATCGACTTCTGATTCATCTTCGGCCTCTGCCTCCTCTTCAGGAGCTTCCTCTTCCTTTTCCTCTTTAACTCCAACCTTAACTTCGGCTTCTTTTTTAGCGTCTGCTTCGGCGGCGTAATTCGGTTTCTGGAAGAATTCGTCCGAAAACTTATTCAGATCGTCTGTGATTACATCGACATTTTTATCTTCTGGCATGTGCGTCCTTTATACGGGCGTCCCATTGCGAGTTTATTCAGTGGCTTGGGTTGAGGGCTCACTGCTCGATGAAGCTTGTTTTTGTGCTTCTTCTTCTAATTCTAATCCGTGTTCTTCGAGTTCAACGTGAGCGTCATGCTCTAACTGTTGAAGCTCAAATTCCTTGTCAATCTTAGCGAAGTTGCCGTAGGCGACCATTCGATCTGTCTCGGCCTTATACTCTTCAATGAGAAGTTTCTTCGCCTCAATCTCTGCTTTAGTCTTCAGCAAAAGGTTTTCTTTCTGAAGCTTGTCTAGTTCTTGCATACCCTTCTGCATTTGTTCTTGCATCTGGGCCTGTTGCTGCATCATCTGCTGGGCATTAGGACCTTGCTCTCCCATCTCCTGCTTCTCCTTGTCGGAAAGGAGATTAGGCGGAATGGTTTTGCGAAGGCGCTCTGCTAACTCTTCAGCACCCGGCCAATCTTGGGCCTTGGCAACTAAGTCGCCCGCAATCTGCATCATCTCTGGGAAGACCTGAACGGCCTCCATCATAGCCTCAGCGGCTTCGACTCGACGGGTTGTGTAGCTCGCGCCAGTCGTAATGGCTACATCGTACATACCAATGGCAAGATTGGGACTATTCGGATCATTCGGGTCATTGATCTTCTGAAGTTTTACAGATTCGTCTTCTCCGATAATTCTAATGATACGCGTACCATCATATATTTGCCCAATGAGCTGGTTGATAACATCTCCTGCCTCAAGGATGGAAGCATTGCCGTTATCATAATAGGTAAGGGATGCGATGTCCCCCTCTCGTTGACGAGCCATAATGGCCCTACCACTCGTCTCATTAGATTTGATGCCAAGGGATGCGTCATGGATTCCTGTGACATCTTTCATATCCTGTGTGTTGACTTGGGCTTCGTTCAGAAGCGCCATCTGCATGGGCGGCGGCTCAACCCGAAGAGGAGGTACTTGAGCATCGTCGTTGTAGATGAGGAGAGGATCGCGGGAAAGATGAGCCTTACGGAAGATTTCTTCTCTTCCTTCAACAGCACTCTCTG